GCCAGCAGTGTTGCCGAAGGCCCGAGTACGGGCCTCCCAGCCGGCGTCAACCTAAACCTGGTTGTTATACGCTGTGTATGGAGGGCATGTCCCACGGAGCATACACTGTTAGGGGGGGGGGGCCCTCCCTTTGCGCGCTGCGGCAAGCGCGCCTGGTACTGCCTGATAGGGTGCCGGCGGACGCACCACTCCTCGTCAGGGTCCGTTGAGTTGCGTATGCACACTCCCATTTTCTTAGTGTTAGGGCTCGCCAGTGCTCTCTTGCACTGTGCCTTTTCCAATTCTAACACCACGGCGACCGTGGCAAGCACTAGCCCTGGTGTTAACTCTACCTTGGTGACCTCTGTCACCACTGAAGTTCCTACTACTGTTTCCAACCTCACCTGGGGAGCTCGTGAGTGGAGTGACGCGGGGGATTGGTTCGTTAAGTCGTTCTGGTCCTGGTGGAACGCGACGCGGGGAGTGGGTGTGGCCGTATCGGCAACTGCCTCAGACGTGTACACGTGGGGCAAGCACCGTGTCGGTCGCAGTCTCGACCTGCCTCGTCAACACGCCCGCATGCCGGCGTTCGCTGTAGTCGGCGTCGTGTTGGCCCATGTGGCCATCGCGGTCCTCCTCACCCTCGCGGGTAACCCATTGTTGGGGTACTGTTGGCTTCTGTTTTTCCTGCTCATCTGGCCAGCGGCTGCGTCTCCTCTGTCGAGCCGCGCGTGCTACCAGGAGCAGCTTGAGACCATCCTTTTTTCCAACTGCTGCAACGAGAGTGACATCGTGTGGTGCACGCGGCTGGCCTGCTTCACCAAGGCGGGCTGTGTTGTGTGTACAGAGGGAGTGGGCTGTTGGGACTCCCTGGGCGGTGGCGTTTCCATATTCCCTCGCGGGGATGTGGCGACGAAGCGCAGGCAGGCCATGGACTTTGTGGGCGGGATCGGGTGGCTCGGTGTTGTCGCTGAGAGCTTCGGCCTCGGCGAGGTCTACTCTTTGGGCCTTGTCGCTGGTGCGGTGCTCATTGGTGGTGACACCCATCCGGACCTTGTCTGCAACAGGACGTGTTCCGTCTTCGCTTTGGATTGGTGGTCGGACAACGCGCCAACGCTAGCGGCTTTGTGGAGCGTGGTGACCCTCCTTCCGGAGGCGGTTTGGGGTGTTCTCACCGCCATGCCGCCCCTGTTTGGGGGCTTGCTGCTGTTCTATCTTTGCCGTGGGTGGTGGGTGCAGGCCGTACTGCTGTTCCTTGCTGTCCCGGGTGTTCTGGCAGACTGCTACGACGCGGAGTACGACGAGATCGCTTCGCTGAGCTGCAACATGACTCATTTTCGCAAAGCTAACATCACTTGTCCATGTCCTTACGGCGTGTGGATGAGGGAGTTCAACGCCAGTGACCCTGCCCAGGCGCACCTTAATCTCACCATTAGGTGCCCTGAAAGGTACAATCACTCGCAGGATTACTGGACGTGTGGCTGGGGCTCCTGGTGGTGGCAACACGACAACGTGGAAGTCCCATACTCCCATCCTTACATGCCCCCAGAACCTCTGACTGCTATCTGTTACATCACTAACAACTTCACAGGCTTGTTCAACCGCTCTTTCCATCTGGAGCTTGGGGTGAGTGGTAGGCTCTTCGCAGGGTCTGCCTACATTACCACCTGTATCCTGGATCGACGCCCGTCGTTTTGTGGTGACTGCTTCGGCGGCTGCTTCCACTCGACTGGGCGGCACGACATGGGGTTCGGAGTCTGCGGCGGGGGCTATCGCGATGGCCCCTGGCAGTTCCTTCCCCTTGGCGTCCTGCGGTCTGTGGACCATCTCAACTCCAAGGATAAGTGGATTTACAGGCTCACTTACAACAGCACTGAACTCATCGCCAGTTCTGTGGGCCCTGGGTACGGCTGTTCTGTCGTGCACGGGCTCGTGTCCTGCTACTCTTGCAATCTGACCTTTGCGGCGCACAACCGCGGCATCAGTGACCCGGGCGTGTGGTGGCCTCTCCCCGGGGGCCCCACTTCTCTCTGCATCAACCCACAGTACGCCCGGCGACACATGGTGTCGCGCCCCAATAACATCCTTGCTACTATTCAGTACTTCTTTGACGTTGTAGTTGGGAAGGCGCCGTGCAAGCGTGCGCCGAACCATCATGCTGTCTGTGCGCATGCCGCCTGGTACCCGCCGGGTGGCACTGCTGTGGTCATGGTGGCTGACGAGCAGGTGTTCTCTTCGACGCCCAACGTGTTGAGGACGCTCCTGAGCGTTTACGTCGCCGCGCTGGTGTTGATGCTTGCCTCGGGAGCCAGGCTTGTCCCGGCTGCCCTGGTAGTGCTCGGCACCTTGCACATGGCCAACAGTCAGTGTTTCCCCACCTGTGACGTCGCTTACTGTTCCTACTATGTGTGCTTTGTGCCGTCTGCGTGTGTGAGGCCTGCAGGGGCTGACCTCATGTGGCCGGTGTCCAACCACTTTCTCTTGCGCTATGGCTCCGAGCTGCCAGTGGGTTGGCGAGTCGCCGTGGCGGCTTCCAGCTCCCTGTCTTGGCTTGAGGGTGCTACCGGCGTCCCCTTCCTCCCTTGGGGACCGCTGGCCGAGGCCGCCAGCGACGCGGGCCCCGGGTGGAACGGCAGTGTCATCTTCTGCGGTAGTGTGCAGCCTCTGCAGGTCACTGTGGAGGATGTGCACTTAAGCAGTCTGCCGCTTCTCATCTGGTTGCTCGTCGAAGCTGATCCGGCTGGTGTCTGCGGGATCTTAGTGGCTGCGTTGGCGGTCGTCGGATTGCGCTCTTTCGTGCCTTTCAGGTTTCTTTGCTTCCTGTTCCAGGCCATGTGCCACACGCGCGTCGGGCGTGCTGTGTTCATGGCCCTCGTTCTGCAGCTTCTCAACATGCTGTTTGTCTGTCCCTTCGCAGAGGCGGCGCTCCACAGGGTCGTGTTCGCGGCTCCTGCGGCTGCCTGGGCGGTGAGGCTCCCCACTTGGCCGGAAGCAATTCTGGGCCTGTTGTGTGCGGTGCTTTACGCTCGGGTGGCCGGCAGGGGTCGCATCGCGGCCCTCGTGGCGTGGAAGCTTTCCAGCGGTCTCATAGGAGTTGTCCTGATCAGCCTGCTCATAGGACGTGGTGCCGACCGTGGGGTTGTGGGGTCCGAACTCTGCGTCCCTGTGGTTGAAACCCATCTGGAGTGGGAAGGTTGGGCGTGGTGGGTGTCCGCTGCTGTCTCTTTCACCTTAATCACCTTTTCTTTCACATCGCGGGCTGGCATGCGCGTCAAACTCCGGCTCTATGCCCGGTGGTGTCGTGTCTACTGCGCCGTGCAGACGGCTGTGGGCGTGTCGCCGCTTGGCCAGTGGGGCTGGGCTTCTGGCAAATGTGCTAGTCTGTGGGTCTTGTGCTGCTTTCTGTGGCCGCGCGAGTGCGGCTGGGTTGCTCTCACCCTAGCCGGCTGTGCTGCCTGCTTTGACTTGCTAGACTGGCTAATCACCTATGTTCTAACTGTCCATCCTTCTGTCACCTCGCTGAGCGTTCTGGCCGATCGCGCGGCTCGGTGGTGCAACAACGCTGAGTTCGCTGCGGTCCTCGAGCGTAGGTGGCGCGCGGGGGAGGTGTTGTATCAGCACATGGGGCAGGTGTCTTCCAAGTTGGCTGAGAGAGTGCGCTCGCTGGACGGTTGCCTTGAACCGGTGACCCTACGGCGGGAACATCTGGAGGCTGTCGAGGATGACGTGCTGACGCTCACCTGTGGGCGCTGGTTTGGAGGCCACCCGGTCGTGGCGCGGTGCGGCAGCTCCGTGCTAATCGGGAACTTGCGCGACGTGACCGCCCTTCCCCCGGGGTACCAGCTCACGGCGCCGCTCGTGGTCACCAAGCCTGAGCGCTCTTTCTTCTCTACTCTCAAAGTGGCTATGACGGGACGTGACGAAGAGCCTGCACAGGGCCAGATTGCCATCCTAGCCACGCCTACATCGCGCACGATGGGTACAGCTGTGAACGGCGTGATGTACACGGTCTTCCATGGAGCGCATGGGCGCGCTCTATCAAGCCCCCATGGGAGCCGTAACCCCTTCTGGTCATCGGCATCTGACGACGTAGCGTGCTACCCGCTGCTTGCGCCCATGAGCAGCCTGACGGTGTGCACCTGCGGAGACCACTCACGGTGGCTGGTTCTGCCTAAGGGGCAGCTGCTCCACGGCATCGAGAGCCAGGCCAAGCACGTGAACCTGGACTGTCCAACTCCTGTTTCTAAGATCAAAGGCTGTTCGGGCGGACCCGTGCTGTGCGACAAGGGCCACGTGGTCGGCATGGTCGTTGGCGCGCTCTCGCGCGCTGGCGTCGCCGATCGCGTGCGCTTCGTGCAGCCTTGGGAAGCCCGTCCCGGCGCTGGGGTGACCGGGTCGAAGCCTGAGTACCCAACTGTGCCGGCTAACGGTTACAAGGAGGTGCCGTACATTGCCCCCACGGGCAGTGGAAAGTCCACCAAGTTTCCGTCTAAGCTGGTGCAGGAGGGTCATCGGGTTTTGGTCCTCAATCCCAGTGTTGTGACAACCCGGGCAATGTTCAAGTACATGAAAGACTCAACTGGGGACGCTCCCAACGTGTATGCGGGCACGGGCAAGGGCGCCATCTCGCGAGAGACGGGGTCCAAGCTTACCTACTGCACCTACGGACGCTTCCTGGTGAGCCCAGGCCGTTTCCTTCAGAGGGTGAACGTGGTGATTTGTGACGAGTGCCATGCCGTGGATGGCACCACCATCTTGGGGATTGGGGCTGTGCGGGCTCTTGCGCAGGACGCAGGGGTCCGCCTCGTGGTGTTTGCGACGGCAACACCCCCTGGCACACAGCTCCAGCCCCACCCAGACATCACTGAGACCCCTCTTGACTCTGACGGTGACGTACCCTTCTACGGCTTGACCCTCAAGAGCGCCAATTACAAGGCTGGGCGGCACGTGATCTTTTGCCACTCGAAGGTGGAGTGCCAAAGGGTGGCGAAGGAACTCACGAGCCGCGGTGTTAACACCGTGACGTATTGGCGCGGGAAGCCTGCTGACACTTTGACAGACGACCCGGACCTGACGGTTGTGGCTACCGACGCCATTTCCACCGGGTACACCGGGAACTTTGCCTCTGTGACAGACTGCTGCAGTGCTGTGGCTGAAGAGGTGGAGGTCGACCTGAATCCCACCTTCACGATCTCCCTGTTCACAGGACCCGCTGACGCGGCGCTGCGGATGCAGCGGCGCGGGAGGACCGGGCGCGGGTCGCCCGGCACTTACCGCCCCGTTGTGACTGCGGCGCCGCCTAACGGGATGACCAGTAGCGCTGCGGCGTGGAGCGCTGCAGAGACTGGTTACCTGTGGTACGGCCTCGACCAGCCTACAGTCTGCAAGTACTTGACTGCCTACCAGGACTGCCCCTACACCTGCAGAACGCCAGGGGACCCCACAGAGGGGGCCCGGGTCCTTGCTGTGTTGCAACCCTATTTCCACTGTGTGGAGGCGACGCAGGAGGCTCTGAAAGACACAAGCTGGCCTCTGCTCACTGGCATCCAGCGCAAGCTGTGCCGGGAAGCAGACTCCATGCCGCCGTCTGAAGACGTTCGGTGGACTGGCATCAACGGGACCAACATGGTGCCACTGCTTTACCGACTTGGACATGTGCACGCCAAGTGCTGCCAGGCGCCATTGGCTCAGAAGATGGCGGCAGTGCTTGGCGACACTTCCTACCAGGACACTACACTCGGCCCGGTTCTGCTTGCCGGCGCTGCGTTGGCTGCGGCTGTAGCCATCGCCGGGGCTTGCGGCAACTTGGTCATCATCAGCACTTGGGAGGTTTGCAACGGTGGCGCGCCTATAACACCAGGGGCGCGAGACGACGCCGAAAGAGGACCCACCCAGGAGGGGGGGCCAGTGCCAGCTGACGCCTTACGCGAGGTGGCGACGTCTGTGGACTGGCCCTTTTGCACAGCTGCGTGGGGTGCACTGCAAAGCGGCGCCACGCAGTTTGCGGACCTTGTCAAAACAGGCGCTGAGGCTACTGGCGCTTGGGCGGCAAGTTCGCACGTCGTGCAGACGATTCCGGTCGGTGCAGAGGGAGTGCACATACTGGATTTGATTGCAGCCAACCTGTCAGCGATGGTCGCGGGGGGAGTGGCGATTTGCGGTGCGCGAGCAAGTCCCGCATTCGCGTCCCTCGCGGCTCTGGTTGCAGGTGCCCAGGTTTGTACCTCAAGCAACATCATCTGGGGTTTGACACTGGCCGGCGGGCTCGCTGCGACGCTCATGGGCGGCGCTGGTGCGGGCTTTGGCGTGGCCACCAGCTTCTTCATCGGCAGTAAACTAGCTGGACTCAGTTGGGTGGAGACCATCGTTGGGTGTTTCGCGGGTTACGAGGCTTGTGTCAACTTCTGCGCCTTGACCCTCGATCTGCTCGACGGTAAGTTGGCTTTGGAGAACGCAGCGCCCTGTCTCGTGGGGCTGTTGGCGCCCGGAGCGGCGGTGGCTGGCATCGTCATGGCCATGCTCCTGCGGAGTACCCAGGGTGGGGATGTGACCCCGTGGATGAACAGGCTCTTGAGCATGTTGCCGCGGACGTCCGTCCTGCCCGACGGTTTCTTCCAGGAGAAGGACAAGGTGAAGCTTGCCGACGCTGTCCGGAGCTTGTCCCTCGTGCAGAAGCTGAAGGTTTTCCTCAACACGCACAAGGAACCTGAGTACTGCTACACTGCAGCCGGCTGGCTGGGTGCGATTTGGCAGTTCGCGGAGCAGGTCGTACGGTGCATTCGTGACTACGTGGTTGCGAAGGTGCCTAAGGTCTTTCCAGCGATGCCATTGGTGAGCTGCGACAAAGGCTGGAGTGGGCCGTGGTTGGGCACGGGCACGGGCATCACAACCTGCGCCTGTGGCCACCGCGTCACCGTGACAGTCAGCTCGCCAAAGAAGCCTGTCATCAGGGCTTCTCGCGCCTGCCGCCATGCCTGGCAGCACACTTTCCCAGTGAACGTCACCACACGCTGGAGTGGCACGCTCCAGCCTGACATCGTGGACTGTGAGGACGTGACCGTGCCGATCGGGGTCAGCCATTACGCGCGCTTGCGCCGTGATGGCGACGCATGGAGCATCGTATCGACGACGCTTGGGGTTCTGGACACCGCACTGCTGCTGCGCGCTTGCGTACAGGGCTGTGTTGGCGCTCAGGGCGCTCAGGTGACGACATACTGCACCATGCGCGACCAGGAGGGGTTTGTCGAAGGCCAATCAATCTCGTTCGACAACGAGATGGTCGAGCTACCCCACCGGTTGCAACAACGGTTCAAACTGACCCCGTTCATCTACACACCAACCTTTACAGTTGAGACCGGAGGTGAAGTGCGTAAGGTGGAGGCAGAGGAAGCAGGCTTGGTGAAGTGCGCCCAAGGACTGGCTGAGGAGGCTGCAACAGCAGCCAATGAAGCCGCCGACAAAGCCGCAGAAATCATGCTTGCAGCACGAGAGGCACGCCGCAAGGCCGAGCTGGAATCCTGGCTGCTCCGGGAGGCTATCTTGGACCGGGACTTGTTTGACGACCACTGTGCAGTGGGCGCCGACGAGTCACCCGACTTCGAGGTGACTGACCGGATTTTGACAGGAGTGCAGAACGACACGGGCGAGGACTGCAGAATCAAACTGGAGGATCCACTGCCGGAGCAAGCGCCTAGCGCCGAACCGGACTTGGAGCCCGCCAGTGAGACAATGCTGGCCGAACCCGTACCGCCGGAAGAACCGCCAGCGGTTCTCGTGCCAACGCCGCTCACTGAAGAGCCAATCACTTCTGGACTGTCCCCTCCTCAGCCATCCGAGGAGGTCACTGTGATCAAGGACACGGCTAGCGCAGTTGCGTCCACTGTCTCCCAGACGGTTGGCAAACTGTACTCTGCTGTGGCCTCTGCCGGAGTTGCCAGTGCCGACGCTGCGCGCAGGACGCTTCGAGCTGCCAAGGGGCGGCTCAGCGGGCGCGTCAGTCAGGCGTTGGACCCCACTGTTCAGGACATTCCCATGCCAGTACTTGAGGGCTGCGTGCGTGTGACGTTTAAGTGGGATTGCCAGGGCAAGTGTGAAGACACCTCGGACTACCCTGCAAACACTAAACTGATGGACGCGGCTTTCAACTCTGGCGTGCCGAGGCACAAAGCTCATGACTACATGGTGGGTGTGGTCAACGTCAGCGGGCACGCGACGCTTGGCTCACTCACCGAAGACAGTCTCACGGTGCTGGTGCGGTGTAACACGATGACTTCTCCCAAGAAGGTCGTTGTGCACATGCTGCATAAGTGCTGTGGCGAGGACAAGTCCCTACGCAGGTCCCTGCGCGCGGACACACCCGTCGCACTCCTGGGCGCGCTCTGGGGTGACACTCAGGGCGGGTCGTGGTGGGATGGAGATGCCCCCGTGCCGGACGAAGCTGTTGTGGGAAACACCGGATTGAAGCTCGAGCTCAGGCATGAGACGCAGTGCGCTGCCTCTTACGTCTGGTCTGGGGCGCCGATTACGGTGCAGGAACCAAAACAACCACCCGTGACCAGGGCTGTGACGGGCGCGTTGCGCGCAAGCGCGGACCGCGTTTACGTCACTAACCCTGAGGACATCCACAAGAGGATTGCCAAAGTCACCATCGAGCAAAAAGTGGCTGAGAAGGACCGTTACTTCTTGGATGCCTACAACTTGGCCTTGGCCAACGCGTCGCGGATCCTGAGCCCAGGGTTCACGTACGAAGAGGCCATCGCTAAGGTCAAACCAAACACTGCCAAAGGCCACGTGGCGCGGATCACTGCGGCTGACCTGAAGACCGAGGTCGGAAGGAAAGCTGTGGAGAAGTGCCTCGACGACATAAGGGGCGGCGTAGCCTACGCGCCCTTCATGCTCAGGCCAAAATCAGAAGTCTTCCCCCAAACCAGGGAGACGTTCAAACCACCCCGGCTCATCACATACCCTTCGCTCGAGTTCCGAGTGGCGGAGAAAATGATCCTGGGCGACCCCTCACTGGTGGCGAAAGCTGTCATGGGGCCCGCTTATGGGTTTCAGTACCCGCCGCACGAGCGTGCGGAGGTCCTTACCAAAATGTGGACTTCAAAGAAATCACCAGTTGCCTACACGGTGGACGGCGTGTGCTTCGACAGCACGATCACGCCTGAGGACATTGATCGCGAGGCGAACATCTTCGCCGCCGCTTCCGATGACCCCATGGCTGTTCGGCGCCTGCACGACCACTACGCATCAGGCCCACTCATGGACCCTTCGGGGAAAATAGTGGGTGTGCGGAACTGCCGCGCGAGCGGCACACTGACCACCAGTGCCGGCAACTCCATCACCTGTTACCTCAAAGTGACAGCCGCCTGTAGGAAGGCCGGGATTAAAAACCCCAGCTTTCTCATCCACGGCGACGACTGTGTCATCATCTGTGAAAAGGAGGAAGTCGATAAGAGTGACGCATTGGGTGAGGCTTTGCGCTCGTACGGGTACGAGTGCGAGCCGACCATCCATGCTGACTTGTCGACCGCAGAGTCCTGCTCTGCTTCCTTGGACCGCGTGAGAACTGTCCGTGGGCTCCGACCGACTCTTAAGCCGGATATGCGGAGAGCCATTGGCAGAGTGATCGCGGAACATGGAGACTCAGTGGGCTGTGCGTGGGGCTACATCATCCAGTACCCGACACATCCAATCTCGATGTATGTGCTCCTGCCCATCCTGCTCACCATCGCCCTTAACAACGGCGATTCAGCTCGTCAGCCTGTGACCATTGACGTGCGAGGCAACCAAATCACGCTTCCACTCAACCGGCTTGGCTCGGCTATTCGCGGCCTTCACGGGCCCGATGTGCTGGCCATCACCGGTCACAGTGCGGCTGTGATTGAAGAATCACACCAAACCCTCCAATTCTTCCGCATGCGCGGACTCAACCACTGGCGCCGGCAACGGCGCAAGGTGCAGCTGAGAATGCGTAGGGCCGGGAAGGAATGGGCTGACCTGGCTCGGGAGTTGCTGTGGGATCCTGGCAATTCCTCACCCCCAAACTTGACCCCATCAGAGCCACTTCTCCCTGACGAGTTGTGGACCCACTGCTGGGAGGGGCTGAGCGTCACCGTGAGGGTAAAACCTTGCGGTTGGACTTGCTCCCTTCTCAGAGTGGCCGCTCTCGCCGGAGTGGCTCTGGTGGTTTTCTGGCTAGCCACCCACGGTTGAACGGTCAACCGTGTCCCCTTCCCCCTTAACTGTTAGTTAGGTAGGTACGGCAACACAGGGTGCCCGTAACGTCTCGGGGCATTCTGGGGTATTGACGACACCCCCGTTGTGAGTCAGGGGAGGGCCACAAAGCGTCTCGCGTGGTTCTCCCAAACACCCCCTTAATTGGGGGCGCGTGGCGGCGTTAACGCTGGGGCATGTGCGAAAGCGGGGCTTCACGCTCCCCCCCCTCTCACAGTGCGGGCATAGGGCTTCGGCCGGGCATTGACGA